CCAGAAGGTTCGAGGCGATCAAACCCTGTTCGGAACCAAGATCGGAGGATACGAACGGGAATTTGATGAAGTTGGTCGTCGGTGCGGTGCCGTAGGTCGTTTCGACCAGCCCCAACAGTTGCGCGTTAGCGCCGTAAGCGCGTGCCATTTAATCCTCCTTTTGTGCGTTGATATTCAGCCGAGCGGATCGGCTGTGGTGTAAATCAGTTCGATATTGACGGTAGCGGCCTTGACGCTCGGCGCGCCGTCGATGCCAAGCGTTGTGATAATGGGTGCGTCCGGCATGACGCGGTCGCAAAGACCACCGAGCGTCCGGTCGTCGGCCAAAACTTCCGAGATTGCCTGAAACAGGTCATCAAGCATGGCGTCGCGCTGTCCCGCATCGGCATGCGAGACCAGAACCTCCAGCGCGGCCTGGTGCTGCCAGTAATAGGACAGCGGTGACAGCGTGATCTCCGGTTGCCCAGGATCGCCATCGCGCAAGATGAGCAAGCCACCGGCATGGATGCGTTCCGGCAATACTTCGTTGCGTAGAACTTTGGCGTCGCTGATGGTTTGCAGCTTGGCGAACAAAGCCTGCAGAATGGTTTCGCGTGTCGATGTCATGAGGCTTCGTTTTCTTCAGGCCATGCCGCAACGACGAGTTCCGGCAGCTTGTCCGTCCATTTCTGCGCCGCGTTGTCGATGTCGAGCCGTTTGCGTAGCAAAACTTGAGGCACAAGGATGAACATGATAATGCTTGCGAGGCCGCGTCCCGTGCGCAGTGCGGTAGAGGATGCCACGCGGGCGCGGCCTTTGCTTGTGACTCTGAAATTATCCACCACAAGCAGTCCGACCTTCCGCGCGCCCTGCGGCGGGATGTAACGCAGCGGAATGCCCGCTTCCTCAAAATCTGCTGGCGAGATGCGACGGTTCTTCTGGCGGATCACATACTGCGTTGGAATCGCCAGAAACCGCCCATGCTTGCTGCGAATGGTGACACCATCGGCAAAGGCGCTGATGATGTCTGGTGCCTTGCTCCAGACGAACCCCGCCGCGTTCAGGCTTTGCCCGCCGCGCGGATAGATTTGCCCACGCCATGTCTGCGCCAGCTTGCCGCCAAGTCCAGCGTTGGTGACTTGGTTGCGCAATTCGCCTTTGAGGCCATCCGTGGCCTGTTGCACGCCCTGTGACACGGCATGAACCGCCGTTTGAAGCTCGGCGGCCATGACCTTGCGCAGATCACCCTGAAGAGCGGCAACAACGCGGAGCATACAGCCTCACACCGGAACAACGTTCAGCGTCCAGATCAAGCGGTCGAGGTCGGCGGTCGGCTCGGACTGGACGGCATAGGTGATGCCGTCCACCGTCAACCGATCGCCGACCTGCGGCTGCGGCACGTCCTTTGCCTGCACGTCGAACAAAGTCGTTACCGAATGGATGTGGCCTGCACCAAACCCCGTCAGCACATCCGGTTGCTTGGCCATGACGGAAACGGAAAACACGTCCGCACTTCCTTTTGGTTGGTACAGGGCTGCCTTGGACAAGATGGGATCGGCGAACAAGGCTGCCATCATATCGGTGAACGACATGGTTACACCGATTTGACGCCCTTCATCAGCACGCGGGGACGGGTGCAGATCGGCAACGGGTTCGACTGTGTGTGGACTTTGACCCAACGCCCAAACTCATCGTCGATGGCCTGTTTGGCGTAACGCGGCAGACCCACCGTGTTGACCGTCTCGACGAAATCGGCTGGCGCGTTGTACTGGCGGAACAGGTTCGGCACACCCACCGGAAAGAAATACACCATGCCGGTCTCGGTGTAATCGACCCCACCGACCTTACCGCGATATTCCTCGAACACGATGTCGGCATATTCGAACTGCTTGCGGGCTTGGCCAGTGCGCAGGAAAACGCTTTCCTGATAGCGATCATAAGCCTTCGTCACTTCCGGATGCGTGGTCAGTGCATCGAAGAAGTCGGAGCCACAGAAGGCATGGATATGGTCATAGGTCTGCGCGCCAAGCTCGTCCTGAATAGAACGCGTGATGCCGTGACAAGCCCTCTTGACCGAGCCTTTAACGGGTGTGGCATTGGTAAGATCAAAGTCAATCGTGTCATACGGGGTCACGCCGAACTCGTTGAAGAGATCGTAGATCACCGTTGTGCCGTCGGCATCGAGGATTTGCCCCTTGATCGCGCCCATGCGCAGATGTTCCAGCGTCGCGTCATGCTTGTTCGACATTTCCATAAGACGGAACTGAACGACCTGCTGGATGCTTTCGATCTCGTTTTCGGAGCCGAAGGAACGGATGTTCTGGACTTCATCCGCCATGATCGTGTCCTCCATCGCCACGTGGGGCACCACGAACGAGCGCGCCTTGCGCTTGTTGACATGGTTCTGCACGGCAGGTGCGCCGCGCGATGTGGTCTCGATCAGGTTGAGGCTTCCCTGACGTTCCTCGATCATCACTGTCGTGGTGGTGACACCAGATTCCGTGAACAAGCCAAGTTGGCCGATTTTACCGGGGATGAAGGGAACTTTATTAATGGCATCGGTAAGCGATACCACCGAAAAGGCATTACTGTTGAAGACGTCAAGCGTGGCCATGATAGGTTTCTCCTTTTAGGATTGCGAAAACGACAACGCCCCGTCCGGAAAGGATGAGGCGTCGTAGTGTTCAGGTTGGATTGTCGGTTAAGGTCAGTTCGCCGGACGGGCGATGATGTTTTTGGCCAGCAACTGCGCGAGGCCAGCAGTCTTCTGGTCGGAGGTCGCGCCAGTAAACCAGACGATTTCCGTCGCGTTGATCTCAGCCTGCCGTGTGATCGCCACGGCGGGTTTGTCAGCCAGCGTGGCATCGGTGTTTTCAATCAGGATGGCGACGGCCACCTCCGAGCCGTCGGTGTTCGCCGGATTGTATTCCTTGTATTTGCCGGAACCAGGAGCCACGGTGACGGTGAAACGGTCGCCAGCCGCAAAATCGGTGGCACCCGCCGCGATAGCGAAATTCACGGCACCGGCATAGGCAGTACCAACAACGGCTTTGCCGATGGTAACGCCGTCGGGGTTCTCGACCAGAAACACGCCGCCTCCAGTCGCATGTTCGACACAGCTGACGACATAGGCGCCAGGCTTTGCCGTGCCACCGGCAGAAACAGAGCCAATGGTGCCGTTGCCCGTGTTGCCAGCAGTAGCCGCAGCGGAGATGGTCCCGACCGTTACCTGTCCGAGCACATGCCCAGCCTGCAGATTCTGACTTTGCAGAACGGTGATGCTGTCGCGGGACAGCGTGCCGTCAGCTTCCGTGACGACGAATTCCGCGTTGTGTTGTCCTTCGGTGAGTGTGGTCATGACTTACTTCTCCTTCGTGGTTTTGCCCTGTTGGGCGTTGCGGGCTGCGTATATTGCTGCCGTGTCGATCTTGGGTTCGGGCATGGCATTGCCTACAGCGTTGCTGGTCAAATGGCCGGTGATCGCCGTCGCTTCGCTGGCAGCAGCTTGCGCCGACAACAGCGCCTTGCGGATTTCCGAGGTCGGAACCGCCTTGCTGATGAAGGCCGTGGCCTTTTCCGGCATGCCAGCGAGTTGGCAGAGGTCGTTGACCTCGGCAACGTAGGACAAGGCCTCGGCACGGGCTTGCGCGCGCGCTGCGGCAATGGCGGACTCTATGTCCATGTTCGAGGGTTGCACGGCGGCGACCCCAGTATTGGTGTCCGCCGAAGCGGCAGGGCTTGCAGTGTCAGTCATAACTTTCTCCTTCTTTGCGTTGAGGTTGTTGGTGGGGGATGGAAGCGAAAAACGCGGCGCTTTCGACTTTATGCGAGCCGTCAGGTCGTCGAGCGCATCGCTGAAAGTGCCAAGCTGGTCAGCGAGGCCTGCCGTCACGGCATCCTGACCAAAGAACAGACCAGCTTCGGTCGCCATAACAGCGTCCGCATCAAGTCCGCGCATCTTAGCCACTGTCGTGACGAACAGCTGGTAAACGCGGTCGACCTCGGTTTGCAGCGCTTGGCGTGCGGGATTGGACAGCGGTTCATGGGGCGACAAGTCATTCTTCCGGTCGCCAGCGTAAATGGCGGTGTATTGCAAACCGGCATCGGCTTCAGCCTGGCTTTGGTCGAGATGGACGGCGATAACACCAATGGATCCGATGCCGCCTGTGCGCGGGACATAGATTTTGCTTGCCGCCGCCGCAATCGCATAAGCCGCTGAAAACGCATCTTCGTCAGCCACCGCCCAAATCGGCTTGATCTTGCGCGCCGCATAAATCTGGTCGGCAAGATCGAACACGCCGCCAGCCTCGCCGCCAGGGCTGTCGATATCGAGCAGGATCGCTTTGACGGTTGGATTTGCGACAGCGTTGCCCAGCTGTTCGCCGAGGTCGATATAGCTGGTCAGGCCGCTTTGCGCCTCCAGCCCCACCGTCCGTCGCACAAGCGTTCCGTACACGGGGATGATAGCGATGCCGTCTGGCGTAACGTCACAGTCCGGTTGTTCTGCCGGTTGCGCCGATGGCAAGGGATCGCCGCGCAGACGCGGGATAAGCACGCCCATGATCGTATCCAGTTTTGGACGCGAGATTAGGAGCGGCGTATCAAACACGCGCCCAGCAAGATAAGGCAGGTTGATCATTCGGGTGTCTCGTTGTCGTCAATGGAAGGTTCTGCATCCACAACCAAAGGCGCGTCAGGATTTGGTTCCTGCACAGAGGGTGTGCTGGATGATGATGCTGGTGTTGCGGTCGTTGGTGCTTCAAGCGGCCCCAGCGTGATGCCAAGATCCTTGATACGTTTCTGGTCGGCGGCGATACGGCGGAAGGTTTCGTCGACATCGTTGCCTTCGGCCTCGATGATGTCACTTGGCGCTTTCCAGCCTTGCTCCTGTGCAATTCTTTCGGCCTGACGATCCTTGAGTGGATCAACCCATTGCCATTTTGGCGTGATCCATTTGACTGGCGTGTAACGGTCAGGGTTGCGGGCAAAATTAGGCATGGGCAATGCGCCCGCCAAGACTGCGGTGGAAAGCCATCGTTTCCAGACCGGACGGCACATCTGGAACACCAACGTGGCGAATTGGAACTGCTCAAGCCGACGGCGAAACTCGACGGTGCCAGCACGGATGCTCGAATAATTGGCCGCTTTCAAATCGCCGGTGATGTTCGTGTAGGGCACACCCAGAGCAGCAGCGATGGCTAGCAGCGTCCGATATTGGAACATTTCATAGGAGCCGCCGACATCGGCAGGATTGGAGAATTTGATGTCCTCACCGGGAAGCAGCACCTGCATCGTGCCAGGCGAAAGACCGGCGATGGCGGCGCCGTCGCCATCGGGCGTACCTTCGCCGAGAAGACTATCTTCCGGAGCATTCTTGGTAATGAAGCCAGCGAACAAGGCCGCAACCTTTTTGCGATCAAGCTCGGCATCGTCATATTGGTCGAGCAGGAACAGCTTCACCAGCGCCGGTGAAATCCACGGCACGCCACGGATCTGGCCAGGGCGTTGGGGGCGGTAGATATGTAGAACCTCGCTTGCGGGAACGCGCACAAGCTCACCTTGGTTTTGAAAAACCGTGCTGTCGCCAGGGTGGTTCTTGTAAAAATGGTAGGCTACACGCCGACCGATGGCATCAAATTCGATGCCGCAACGGACGGGGTTTGTTCCGGTACCGATCTGCGTGCGCGTCAGCGGCAACATTTCGGCTTCGAGTAGTTGGATCTGCAGGGGAACCTTCAACCCGTCTTCCGGACGGCGGGGACGGAAGCGGATGAAACATTCGCCCGCCTCGAACATTGCGCGGGTGGCCAGCGCCTGCAGGCCGTAGAAATCCGTTAACCCATCGGCATCGGCGTCATCCGTCCATTGCAGCCATGTTTGCTGGATTTTATCCTTGAGCGCCGTGTCGGCAATCAGGCTTGACGGCTTGATGCCAGCACCCACCGCGTTGGCGACGAAACTGTCCGCCGCGTTGGAGGCGTAAGGATTGTTTCGGACAATCTCGCGCGCGCGGGCGCGGAGAACATCGCCGCCGATCGACAGCAGGCTGTTGAGGTTCTGCTGCGTGGCCTTCCAGGCGATCAATCGCCGCTGCGCCATGGATCCCTCGAAGCCGTTCACCAGCTGCGACATGGACAGGCGTCCGGTCGCAGCGTATTTGACCGCTGCACCGATACGAGAAAACAGGTTCATTACAGATCCTTGGACGCGTAAATCTTGACTTGGCGCGTCTGGGGGTTGCCGCTGTCGCGGGCTAAGGCGGACTCGACCTCGTTCAATGCTGCCTTCAACTCGTCCAAGCTTCGGTACTGCACGCGCTTGTTGTCGTAGTGCAACAGCAAAACCCCACTGGCGATGGCTTGGCGTAGAGCGTCGCGTTGGGCGGTGGTGTAGGTCATAGGTAACGACTCCTTATGACGCGCCGTTGCATGGGCTGCGCCGTGGTAGTAGGTGCAGGTTTTGCCTCCGGTGCAGGAGTCTGCGGCACAGGCTTATGTCCCAAAGCACGTTCAAATTTTTGCCAGACCAAATCGGTAAACCGATCAATACCGACCGCCGAGGCCGCAGCGCGGGCATAGACGCGGCAATCAAGCGCCTCATTGCGTTCGCGCAGCTTGCGCCATTCACGATGCGGAAAGCCGCGCCGATCCTTAACCGTCACGAGGCGTTCTGCCGTCAGTTGCTTGAAATACTCCTCCCCATATTTGGGGAAGTGACAGAAGCCAGGCGGGTATTTTTCTACTGCTTCAAGTTGTTCGTCGGTCGGACGATCCTTGCGTAACGTCCCGTACAGTTCCGATTTGCAAAAGGACGACCCGACCGGCCAGACCATGAGGCCGCGGCGTTTGCGTTTACCGCTCTGCATGACATCCATATGCGCTGGTGATCCGATGGCCGCGCCAAGTCGCTCAACGCCTTTGATGGCGATGACGCGATCGGACGGATGACGCCGCACCCAATCGTAGACTTCCTGCGTCGCGTAGCCGGTGTCGATGGCCAGTTTCAGGATGACAAGGTTTGTTCCACTGTTGTGGGGGAAGGCTTCAGCCAAGATTTCGTCGAGCGCAGACCAGACATCCGGTTTAACTGGATCGCCAGCCAGCACACGATAATCAACAGACCAGCTTTCGCGGTCACGGCCCCACGCCACGATCTCGATTTCAAGACGATCCTTCTGAACATCGACACCAGCTGTAAGAAATAATCCACCTTCCAGCACCAAGCCGATGCGATAATCCTCGCGCCGGTCATAGAGCCGTTGCCATTCCGGCGCCTCGCCGGATTCCGTCCATGTCCGTGCCTCGATGGTGTTGACGTAAACCTTCATGGCCGCATCATCTTTGGCGGCGGCCTTGCGCTCAGCGATTTGCGCCCAGCTGAGCCATGGGCTGTTCAGGCCAGAGAGCCAAAATCCCGCGATGGTGCTATCCGGACGTTCGGCGCGCCATTCGCCGCGGCTGTTCATCCACGGCTTGCGATGGCTTTGGATGCCGACGCCGCAATGAACGCAGTAATAAAGGGCTTCTTCCGGCCTGTCTTTCGGCCAGCGCAGGTTTTTCTCTTCGATAACCTGAAACTCGCCGCATTCCGGACAAGGCACCCACCATCGGCGGCGGTCGGATTGATCATATTCCAGTTCGATCCGGCTGAAGCCCTGAATAGTCGGCGTCGAAACCAGAAAGATTTTCCGGTTGGCGAACGTGATCGTGCGCTGGCTGGCCAACGCCACCGGATCGCCTTCGCCGTCCACGTCGAAATCGTAAGCGTCAACCTCGTCGAGAAACAAGTACCGCACCGGCATCGAGCGCAGCCCGACCGCGCTGTTGGCACCGGTCATCACTAGGATGCCGCCAGGGAACTCCTTGCTCTGCACCGTGTTGCCGCTGTCGCGGCTGCGGGCTGCTTTGACCCGTTCGCGCAGCACAGATGTACTGTCGATCAGCGACGCCACGCGTTGCTTCGACCAGCGTTTAGCCATTTCTACGGTCGGCTGCACAGCCAGCATCGGCCCAGGCGCGTGGTGAATAACGTAACCGATCCAGTTATTGCCAGCCTCGGTGCCGCCGATCTGTGCGCCTTTCATGAACACGATCTTCTCGACCGGATTGCTGGGCGACAGGCAGTCCATAATTTCGCGCAGATAAGGCGTGCGGTCGGTTCGCCACGGGCCGGGTTCGCCAGACGCGTTTTGCGACAGATAACGATGTGCGTCCGCCCATTCGGAAACCGACAGGCGCGGATCCGGACGCAATGCCAAGGCCGCGTGCGACAGGCATTCTTGCAGTGGATCCATCAGTCCTGTGTCGTTGAAGTTTCGGCGGCGTCGGTAAGAATCTGACGCAGTTCGGCATCAAGAAGCTCACGTATCCGTTTGGGATCAGACTCGGACGCCAACATCGGAGCCATCCGATCCGGCAGGTTTAGCACCCGATCGCGCAAGACGCGGAGGATGTTGAACCACGCCACCTTGACGTTGTCGGTGCGAACCACCGCGCCTGATTTCTCTTCATATTCAAGTTTGGCAAGTCGCGCGAGATAGGCTTCCTTGATCGCGCGGCTCTGCGCATAGCTTGGCCCGTTGCCGACACCCGATGCGCTGCTTGGCGAGGCATCGATAGGGCGCGCGGCGCTGGCTTCTTTTTGCGTTGTCTTGCGCTGCTGCGCCTGACTGGTATTCTGTTCCCATGCCGTATCGGCCTTGACAGGGTCGATGGTGCCGTCCGCTTCCTTTATAATGCGTCCGGCTTTGATCGCTTTCAAAACCGCGACGTGGCTGACGCCACGATGCCGCGCGTAGGCGGTGACATTCATTCCCATGGTTGATCGCGGTCATTTCTGACAATGCCTGTGCTAAGCGCTCATTGAGCGCGATGAATCAACTTTGCCCGCCCATTCATCATTTTCAGCAGCCGGTCGACGACGTTGGCGGTATGGCCGCCGACATGCCATTCTCGCACATCCTTGATCTCAGAATATTTGTCGGCGTAGGAGCGGCTGTTCTTGTAATTGTAAATCGTGATGACTGACTTGCCGGACGGGCGAACGACCCATTCTGCCTCGGTTTTATACGCATCGCCTTTGGACGGTTCGCCCCAGACCTCGACAAGGTCGTGGTAGCTGGCCTCGATGGTGGCGCGGTAGCTCGTGTCTTTCTTTCCGGTCTCAATGACCCTCGGCTTCGTCCGCGCCGCCTTTCGTCCGGCTTCAAAGGCGCAGAGCAAAGCCGTGCGCAAGCCCCAGACGCTGACATCATGGAAGTCAAGGCTGTCCGAATTCTGGGTCTCCAGCGTTTCGATCTTAAGTTGCTGGCGGGCGATGTCGGCGATGATTTTGTCAGCGTCGGTCATGGTTGCCTCCCTAGACCGCGTTGCGATGCATGATCATCGCTGTTTTGAATAAGGCTTCGACTTCAGGGATTTGGCTTTCAAACGTCAGCACCGTCCCGATGGCCAAATTCTGTTCGTCGTTCTTCATGGCATCGCTGGCTTCCTTGGCCAGTTGCGCCATCTCGCTTAAGCGTTGAGCCAAGCCTTCAAGGTTTGCGGCGATGACCGTTTTGGTAACGCTTGCTTTGTCGGTGTTTTTCATGGCGTCCTCCGTTGTTTCCATGACCCCATGAACGCTCTTATTCCGTTGATTATCAACTCGATAAGCGATTGCTTCTTTGCGAAGATCAGGCAAAACAGATTATCTAATGATCGTCTTTCGCGGACTCCGCGATCTTGTATATGCGCTTGCCGCCCTGTGGTTTGTCGGAAACGATTTGGTAACCACGTTTCTTGGCCAGCGCATGCGAGATGCAGGCGCGCACCGTGTGCTTTTGCCAGCTGGTGGCGGTGACCATGTCGTCGATTGTCGCGCCCTCAGGCCGAGACAGCAATTTTATGACAATCGCCAGCTTGCTTTCCTTGGCCGGTTCCGGCGGCATCGCGGCGACCGCCGCAAGAGCGGCCTTCATTGGGGCGCTTTGTTCTTCGGGAGGGATGCCACCACCGTTGAGTTTGTTTTTCTTCGGCGCAGCCTTTGGCTTGGCGACGGGGGTGGCTGGTTTCTTTGTCCTGTTCGTTTTTGCTTTGCTCATAATGTTTCCTTTCAGTTAATCCTCAGGCGCAATCGAACCAGCGCATGCATGTCGCCAGCAGATGGTCGTAATCACCGGCACTGGCTTCATCCATGAAGGCTTTGATCTGGTCGCTTGGCACGCCTGCCTTGCGCGCGGCGCCTTGGCAGCGACCGAGGATAAAAAAGGCGTTGCCGTCCTGTCCCGTCAGTTGCACATGGACGTGCGGATATTTTATCGCCGAAGCCTACTGTTCGACGCGGATGCCGACATAACGGGCGTAACTGTGGCCTTCCGGATTGACGTAAAGCGGTTCGCGCTCCGGCGCGGTGATTTCGATGGCCTTGATGATGCCGTTTCGTGAGCCGCCTTTGCCGTCCAGCCAGTCGCGGCTGGCGTAGAAATCCTGCGCAAAGGCGTCGTATTCTTCCGCGCTCATGACCTTGGTCTCAACGATCATCGTGTCCAAAGGATCAAGCCCGAAGGAGCTTTCCTTGACGTCGTTGATGCATGACGGCTTGCGGGCGTATCCGACTTTGATTATGTCATTCATGGAGGCCTCCTTGCTAATCACGCGTCCATGAACGCTTCATTCGCAGGGATTATCCACTCAATTAGTGGATCATCTTATGGCTTTCTTCGAGGATTGCCGATAACATGAAGCTTCGTAACAGGACGGAAGAAATGATTGAAATTAGACGCGCAACCGAGAAAGACTTCTCCCTTCTTCCTGACGTCGAGAACGACGCCGGAACTTTGTTTGCCGATTTTGGTTTGATGGAAATCGCGACATCTGATCCGTCATCAAAACATTTTTACTCTGGTGCTCCTGAGGGAAGTCTCATTCTTGTCGCAGAAGATGATTCTAAGATTGTAGGTTTTTCGATTGGTCTTGTTGTGGATGGCCAAGCCTATCTGCGAGAACTTTCTGTCAGGCGCTCGCATGCCAAAAGGGGCATTGGGAGGCAACTTGCTGATGCCGTTATCCAATGGGCGGTAGCTCAAGGCTTTCGAACGGTGACTTTGACAACGTTCCGCGAT